ATAATACGAATTCAGAAACAATTGCTACTACAAAATATGGTAATGTGACAAGAGAAGAATTTGTGAATGCAATGAAAGATACCGTTGGGGAACAAACTTTACAACGTTTAGTCTTAACAAAAGTGTTAGAAGGATCAGTAGAAGATTCTAAAAAATTAAAAGAAGATGCTGAACAAGAAGTTGCAAAATTAGTGGCTCAATATGGTGGTGAAAACGGCATGTTAGCTGCTTTGAAACAAAGCGGAATCGCTTCAGTAGATGCATACCGTCAAACTATTTACTTAAACAAATTAATGACTGAAGTAGAAGCTAACAAATAATTCATTTAAAGAAGGAGACCGTAACAATGGCTAAATTAACAACTGGAATTGTAAGACTTTCTTATGCTAACATCGCTCAACCTCGTAAAAACGACGACGGCAAAGCAAAATACAGCTCTCAAATCATTATCGATAAAACAGATAAGAAGACAATCAAAGCATTTGAACGTGCAATCGAAGAACTTAAGGCTGATCCAAAAGCAGTAGCTAAGGTAGAAGGTAAAGCAGCATACCTTAAATTGAACTTACGTGATGGTGATACCGACGAAGCAGTAGCTGACCAACCTGAAACATATGCTGGTAAATTCTTCATCAATGCGAATAGCGATAAACAACCTATCGTATTTACACGTGACAAAATCAAGATGGACCAATTCGACATCGAAGAAGAAATCTACTCCGGTGTATACGCGCAGGTAGCATTATCCGTATTCGCTTACAACTTCAACGGTAAAAAAGGTGTAGGTTTTGGCTTAAATGGTGTTCGTAAAGTTAAAGATGGTGACCGCCTCGGTGGTGTTCACGTATCTGCTAGCGACTTCGGGGACGACGATTTAGGCGACCTAGACGATGACGATTTAATCTAAGGAGGCATATATGGAGCTCAGTATTGATGTGGAAACGTATTCTGACTGCCCTATTAAATATGGGGCCCAGCGATACGTTGATGATACAACATTTGAAATACTGCTCTTTGCCTACAGCTTCGATGACGAACCGGTCGAAGTAATTGATATGACAAAGGATCCACTACCCGAAAGGGTGGTGGACGCTTTGTATAACAAGGAAATTACAAAGACCGCATTCAACGCAGCATTCGAAATGCTTTGTCTTAAAAAGTATTACCCTGATGCGGATTACACGAACTGGGAATGTACCTCTGTACTAGCGTTATACTGCAGTTTACCTGCAAGCCTCGACAATGTGTCTAAGGCTTTACGATTAGGTGAAGCCAAAGACGCAAGAGGTAAACGCTTAATTCAGTTCTTTTCCGTGCCACGAAAACCAACTAAGACAAATCCTAAGACACGAAATATGCCTGAGGATGCGCCTGAGAAATGGGCGGAATACATTGAGTACAACCGCCAGGACGTAGTGGTAGAAAAGGCAATTCGTAAACGCTTACTTTCGCTGAAACCACCGGCTATCGAGCACGAGTACTGGTTACTCGACCAAGATATCAACTGGCGAGGTGTGAAAGTAGATATGGAACTCGTCGATGCAGCGCTCGCTTGTAACGACGAAATCGTGGAAGAAGCTACCGAGTCATCCAAGATATTAACAGGATTGGAGAATCCTAACAGTACTATGCAACTTAAAGAGTGGCTAACGGCAAGACTAGGATATGATCTAGAAACAATGAGAAAAGACGATGTATCAAGCCTCTTAGAACAGGATATCCCCTCTGATGTTCGCAAGGTACTACAAAATAGACAGGTGCTCGGTAACTCCTCCATCAAAAAATACTTGGCCATGAAAAACGCTGTATGTTCAGATGGTCGCATACACGGCATGCTTCAGTTTTATGGGGCTATGCGAAGTGGTCGTTGGGCAGGTCGTGTAGTACAACTACAGAACCTCCCTCGTAACTACTTAGAAGATTTAGACACAGCTCGGGAAGTACTAAAAAGTAGAGACGTAGAAATGCTAGACCTACTCTACGGGAACCCTGGTGATGTGATTAAGCAACTTATCCGTACCGCTCTTGTAGCAGAGGATGGGCACCGATTTATTGTAGCTGACTTTAGTGCTATTGAAGCACGTGTTATCGCCTGGCTTGCTCACGAGCAGTGGCGCCAAGATGTATTCGCGCAAGGCGGAGACATTTATTGTGCGTCCGCATCAAGCATGTTCCACGTACCAGTTGAGAAGCACGGTGTTAATGGGCACCTACGGCAAAAAGGCAAGGTAGCTGAATTAGCGCTAGGGTATGGTGGCGGTGTAGGTGCCATGAAAGCAATGGATTCAAAAGGAGAAATTCCTGAGAAGGAACTACCTGGTATCATCGAAGCATGGCGACAAGCTAGTCCACGAATTACGAGATTTTGGAAAGATGCAGACAGCGCAGCTAAGAAAGTAGTACAGACTGGTGAACCAGTACGAATCAGACAAGGCAATATTAAATTTTTTAAATCGAAAGGCTTCCTGTTCATCGAATTACCGTCCGGTCGAAGACTTGCCTACGCAAGACCTAGAATTGGGACTAACCGGTTTGGTAGCGAATCGATTGAGTATGACGGCATGGATCAGGTTAAGAATACATGGGGCAGAGTTGAAACCTATGGCGGAAAGCTCGTCGAAAACATTGTACAGGCTGTTGCAAGAGATTGTTTAGCAGCATCAATGCTCAGACTGGCAAAAGCTGGTTACAAAATTGTAGCCCACATCCACGACGAAGTGGTTATCGAAGCGCCAATAGGCGAAGGCAGTTTAGAAGAAGTTATAGATATTATGTGCGAACCTGAACCCTGGAATGAAGGGCTCATATTAAACGCAGCAGGGTTTGAGAACCCTTACTACATGAAGGATTAGGAGGACAATTCTTATGAAACTCTCAAAACAACAAATTCAACAACAACGCGAAGCAATCGACGGCTTATATGAACTCGTAAAAGATGCACCAGCTAGCGAACGTAAAGATACAGCTATGGCGTACTGCGAAGGATGTATTGCTGCTTGCGACCTCGCGCTTAAGATATTAAATGGCAAGAAAGCAGAAGCTCCTAAGGTGGAAGAACCACCAAAGGTAGAAGAGCCTACTGTTTCGGAAGAACCAAAGCCTAAACGTAAACGCACTACTAAAAAGAAAGAAGAACCAGTAGTCGAAGCTCCGGTAGTTGAGGAAACTCCTGAAGAAGATGATTTAGACGATTTGTTATAAGAGAAAGGATAGCGCCTTATGATGGTCTTATTCAATCTACAAGTACAACAGCTGTACGACCTAGTGCGGCGCAAACAAGTTTCACCATTTACCCCTGCAAGCCATTACCACGTACCTTGTGGACACTCCTTCGCTAACCTATGGCCTATGAAGTCAAACGGGTTTGGAATAGTGCCTTGCAGGGAATCAGATGAGTTCTATTGCCCGAGTTGTGGCGAGCGGATCCACGCTAAAGGGTTTACTGCGGAAGTTGGATATAGCGCTACCGTTCCTTTATCCCTGTACCTATCAATTATAGATAGGGGCGATAAACTGGACGTGCAATTTGAGTACGACACAGTGTATGCCGACGGCGATACCGGGATGATATACAAAGGTTATAAATCTCATGTCATCGATGTGGTGCGGTTTGACTTTAAACAAAGAAAAACCTTTATCATACTTAAGAAACGCTCACGCAGTGATGTCGTCGAAGAATCGACGGTTTCTCCTACGCGTTTAAGCAACAGCCCTTTATCATTAGCTTGGTTTGTAGCCACACCTGACTGCAGGTTACATAATCACCAAGAAGAGCTGAAACGTTTCGCTAATGTGTTAAAAGAAGTATTCTTTGAAAAGTTATCCAAGGTAGTGGGCTATAAAGTCAAACGCATTAGACAAGGCGTACAGGCGTCTAACAATTACGGAGCCTTCGATAACCTACTTCATAACTTGGTATGGAAATTACAAGCTCCTGATGCACCAGCTATCAATGATAGTCTTAAACGAGACTATGATGACTTCTATAATCGGAAATTCCCCAACGAGACACTTGGTATGGGTAACATATTAGAGTTAACGACAAAAGGTGATTCCTTTGTACAGGCTCTAATCAAGGCTCATAACTTACCGGATGCTAGATGGGTTCGACGGTTACTACACGATAGGCCGTTCTTCTATACGAAGATCATCAAAGTTATGTCCACGTTATTTAAGAACAAGGACTACCAAAAGGCTATGGTCGATGTTATCAAAGATAACTCTGATAATACAAGTTATATTCAGTCTTGGCCTTTATGGCGTGATGACCGCGACTTATCTATCATTCGTAAATTTGTTAACATCCTTAGCTATCAATACGGCGAGCGCCAGGCGTTCTTATTCATTAGAAATGCACCGTCCTATCACGATATCAGAGATACAGCCAGTATGTATTTTGAGTTATCACGAAGCCGCCGTAAAGAGGTGTGGAGCAGTCGCATTCAAGTGCGTAGCCTACATGACACTATCGCGAGAATGCAAAAGTTTGACAAAGTAGAAGACGAAATCGTACAGCAGCGAAAAGCACATCGTGTGCTGGCTGATATGGTTAACGGCTACCGCTTCATGGCCATCGGTTCTACTCATGGCATCGTTGATATGGGTATACAGCTTAATAACTGTGTAAGCTCCTATATCAAAAAAGTAAAAGCTGAAACGTGTGCTATCGTAGGTGTCTATAAATGTAACAAGCCTGTAGCGTGTATCGAGGTTAACCCCGTTAATGATGCGGACGACTTCGTAGAGATACACCAGGCTAAACTTAAAAACAATCGTGGCGTATATGAAGACCACGATATCAACGGAGCTGTAACGCAGTGGGTAACTTCTCACGGCTTACGTGTTCCTAGGTATGTAGGAGACATCCACTTTGCGAAGGGAGGAGCGATGTAATATGGATACAAATATCATCATAGCTACGGGCAGAAGTCGCTCCGCCCGTAGCTGGAAGTCTGAAAAAATGACTTGGAGTGCTTTGGCCAATAAATTGGCTGAGCCTACTGTAACGAATGAAACGGCTGCTGAATACGCCAAGATGTCTAAAGCTGATCAAGGCCAAAAGAAAGACGTTGGCGGTTTTGTAGGCGGTTATATTCCTAATAAAGGTAGACGGATTAGAGGTGCTGTTAAGGAGCGGTATTTGATTACCCTTGATGCAGATAATCCTGGTGAAGATTTCATCGTAGACCTAGATATGGAATTAGGCGGTATGGAGTATGTACTTTACAGTACACATAGCCACACTGCTGACAATCCACGATACCGCGTAATTATCCCAGTCGATAGACCTATGACACCGGATGAGTATCAAGCAGTCTCAAGACGGATTGCGGATAATATAGGTATTGAATTCTTCGACCCTTCCACGCACCAAGCTGAACGGCTTATGTATTGGCCAAGCCATCCTAAGGATGTCGAATACGTTTACCTACACAGTGAGGGCTCTCTTGTTTCAGTAGATACCTATTTGAGTACCTACAGAGACTGGCGTGATACGAGCCTTTGGCCAACATCGGAAAAGGAATCACAAATTCGTCTTGATGCGGCCAAGAAGCAAGGCAACCCTTTAGAGAAAAAGGGCCTTATCGGTGCTTTTTGTCGTTGCTACAGTATCACGGAAGCAATCCATAAGTTTCTCCCTGAAGTCTATGAACCTACAGCAGTCGAAGACCGATACACGTATGTAGCCGGTAGCTCAGTAGGTGGCTTAGTGATTTACGATAACGATACCTTCGCTTACTCCAACCATGCTACTGACCCTATCAGCGGTAAGCTCGTTAATGCGTTTGACCTTGTCCGGATCCACTTATTTGGAGATAAAGACCCAGCAGATGAGACCAGCGTCACCAAATTACCAAGTTACAAAGACATGATAGATTTTGTCAACGAAGATGGCGCAGCACCAATCCTGCTCGACAAAGAACGTATGGCGGATATGGAGTTCGAGGATATCACAGACGATGACGAAGACTTTTTATCTAAGCTCAAACGTGATAAAAACGGTACGCCTGAATCTGATGTATTCAACTGTTTAGTAGTGCTTAAACAGGACCCTTCTTTAAAAGGTAAAATTCGTCTTGATGAATTCGCACACCGCTTAGTCGTAATTGACGACCTTCCGTGGCGTGGTAAGGACGAAACCCCTTACTGGACGGACACCGACGATGCGTGCCTACGTAATTACTTTGCTACTAAATATCTTATTAAGGGTAAAGGCATCATCGACGATGCGCTCCAGGAAGTAACGCAAGATAATAAATTCCATCCGGTGCGCCAGTACTTAACCGGTTTAACTTGGGACGGTGAATGTAGACTTGATACTCTCTTTATTAATTACATCGGTGCCGAAGATACCGAGTACATCAGAGCTGTTACTCGTAAATGGATGTGCGGTGCCGTAGCTCGTGTCATGGATCCAGGCGTTAAGTTTGATACGGCGATTGTGCTATATGGTTCTCAAGGGTTAGGTAAGTCCCTTATCTTGGAGCGGTTAGGTCGTAAATGGTTTAACAACTCACTCGTTGATATCAAAACCAAAGACGCCCTGGAACAAATTCAAGGCTCTTGGATAGTTGAACTTGCCGAACTGGCACCAACCTACAAGAACGATAATGAAATCGTTAAGGCTTTTATCAGCCGTACCTCTGACCGATTCCGCTCACCTTATGGCAGACGCACCGAAGAGTATCCTCGCCAGTGTGTATTCGCTGGTTCCACTAACAATCTTATGTTCCTAAAAGACCGTACCGGTAACCGCCGATTCTGGCCAATTACTGGAGACAAAGACCGGAAGACTAAAAACTCCTGGGACTTGTCAAAGGATGAAATTGACCAATTATGGGCGGAAGCGTTTAGATATTGGTCCGAAGGTGAACCTCTCGTATTAGAGGGAGCACTTGAGGAAGAAGCCCTTAGAATCCAATTATCCCATACAGAAGGCGGTGAACTCGTAGGACTCATTGAGGAATACCTCGATATGCTACTTCCTGAAGATTGGGAGACAATGGATATCTACGATAGACGAGATTATGTCGCTAACTATGGCGATGACGATCATTGTGGTTCAGTGCAGCGGGAACGAGTGTGTGACCTTGAGATATGGTGTGAAGTGCTTGGCGGTGATAGGAAGAACCTGCAGAATGCAAAGGCAAGAGAGATTATTGACATCTTGCAATTAACGCCAGGCTGGAACCCTTACACAAAAGGGACGGGCAAGGCACGTTTTGGCAGGCTTTATGGTCCACAGAGAGCATTTATAAAGGAAGGTTCAGACCTCCTGTCAATGCATAAACGAAATCATGATAAGTAGGTGTGTCCAATTATTTGAGGTGTGTCCAATTAATTAATAGGTATGAATGTTCGTAAAAATAATTATTCAAGCCTATACATCGATAGTTTTTGATGTAGTGCAATAATTGGACACACTAGACACGCTTGGACACACTAATCGGACACGGCTAAAAAATAGATAACTACTAATCTAAATAGTAATATGTGTCCAGTGTGTCCAATTATTTATATAAAAATAAAAAAATAAATATATGAATAAATGGGTGTATATATATAAGCGTAAAAAACGCAAATACGCGTATATATATATGTTGGAAAAAAATCGGACACTTCGGACACACCCCCCCCTATAAATCCAGTAACCACGTAGGTTTGTAGGCGTGTCCGAAGGTGTGTCCAATTATTAAATGAGAACGAGGTGAGAACGATGGAAAAAGACATCGAACGGTGGTTAGGAAATCAACTCAAAAAACTGGGGTGCATATATATGAAATTCGTGTCACCTGGAAATGATGGTGTACCTGATCGGATTATTGTACTTCCTGGAGGCGGTGTTATATTCGTCGAGTTAAAGGATACGAAAGGGAAGCTAATGGCTAACCAACGAGTACAGATTTCACGATTACGAAAACAAGGCGCTTTGGTGTTTGTGGTAACCGGGATGTCTGACGCCAAGTTATTTGTTGAAGATATGGAAAGGGCGATACATGGACTTTCATCCACACGAGTATCAAAGCATTGCAATACAACGAATCATTGATAATACCCATTACGGCTTGTTACTGGATATGGGGTTAGGTAAAACCATATCTACCCTTATTGCGATTGACCGGCTTATGTATGATTACTTTGACATTACAAAAGTATTACTCATTGCACCTAAGAAGGTAGCAGAATCTACATGGGCCCAAGAAACGCAAAAATGGAGTGCTACAAGACGTTTAACGGTGGCTAAGGTGTTAGGTTCCGAGAAGGAACGCATACACGCCTTAGAGAGTGAATCTGACGTTTATGTGATAAATCGTGCAAACGTGCAATGGTTATATGAGTACTACCATAAGAAGAAATCGTTCCCTTTCGATATGTTAGTTATCGATGAGAGTTCTTCGTTTAAGAACCCACAGGCTAAACGGTTTAAGGCTATACGAAAACTCCGTCCTTTCTTTAAGCGTATCGTCATACTAACAGGTACACCGGCACCGAATACGTTATTAGATATTTGGGCGCAAATGTACCTGTTAGATGGCGGTGAACGATTAGGTAAGACGATTACCGAATATCGCACTCGGTATTTTACACCGGACAAAACAAACGGGCATGTCGTGTACAGTTACCGATTACTGCCAGGCGGTGACAAGGCGATATTCAGTAAGATGCAAGATATCTGCATGAGCCTAAAAGCGAAGGACTATCTTACACTACCTGAACGTATCGAAAACGTTATCACAGTAGAGATGAGCCCTAAAGAATGGGAACTCTATAAACAGATGGAACGTGAGCACGTGCTTAGCTTGGCCAGTGATGACGATGTGAGCGCATTGAATGCAGCAGCACTCGCCGGTAAATTGTTACAACTGGCGAATGGATCCATTTATAACGATGATGGTGAAATCGTAGTCGTCCATAACGAGAAGATTGAACGATTGAAAGAATTGGTAGAAACGAATGAAGGAAAACCGATGTTAGTGTTCTATAACTTCAAGCATGACCTTCAGTCAATCAAAGAAGCATTCCCGAAAGCCGTCGAGCTAAAGACCGATGATGATGTAGCTGAGTGGAACAAGGGCAAGATACAAATGTTACTGGCGCATCCCGCATCCGCTGGCTATGGTTTAAACCTACAAGCCGGAGGCAATATCATCGTATGGTATGGGTTAACATGGAGCCTTGAACAGTATCAGCAAGCTAACGCACGACTTCATAGACAGGGGCAAACACAGCCCGTGATTATCCACCACCTAGTAACAAAAGGCACGATGGACGAGCAAGTCATGAAAGCGTTAGAACGTAAAGAAGCTGGGCAAGATGCCCTCTTAGAAGCTATTAAATATCGTAAAGAATTGTATAAGGAGTAAAGCTATGCAAAAGAAATGCAGACGATGCGGAGACACATTTACAGTAAGAACACACGAGGATTATTGCCCCGAGTGTGAGAAAGTTATGACACCCCCTGGCGCAGGCGTTAGTAAAGAGTTAACCTGTGAGGGATGTGGCGTAACCTTTACCCACAAAAAAGAAAAGGCGCAAGGTCGTTGGCCTAAATACTGTCCGGAGTGTTTACCTAAATACTCTAAGGTGCCTAAGAAGAAAGAAGTAGACGTGACTCTTGCAAATATGGTAGCCAATAAGCTTGAGGAGCCGGAAGTAAAGGTCGTCGAATTGAAAGAAGATGTTATCAATCATCCTTCACACTACACGCGCGGTAAGATTGAAGTTATCGATTTTATCGAGGATCAACAGCTTCCATATCATCTAGGTAATGTTATCAAGTATATCGCACGAGCGGGATATAAGGGCGACAAACTCGAAGACCTAAAAAAAGCACGGTGGTACTTAGACCGGTACATCAATGGGGTAATGCGGCATGAGTGACTATAAAGAAAAGGCATCGGCGTATCTGCAAGATATAAAGATGATAGCCATTAGAATTCAATCGCTACGGCAAGATATTCGCAAACTGCAGTATGATATTATCACCTTATCGGCGATTGATTATTCCAAAGACCGAGTATCGGGGGGCGGTACTCCAGTAGGGCTTGAAGGCGATGTGGCTAGACTTGTTGATACGGTCGATACCAAAAAACGGGAGATAGCAAAGCTTATTGCTAAAAGGGAAGAAGCAAGGGCTTTGATTGAAAAGATAGAATGTATACCAGGGCGTATTATATTGTCGCAAGAGTACATTAACGGGGCGTTTCCTAAGAAGGTACAAGCGATGATATATTACGAAAAAAGTAGTTACTTCAATTTAAAAAATAAAGCGTTGAACGAGTTAGGGGAACTCCTCTCATAGTGGAGTACTTTGGAGTGTTTTGGAGTATTTTGGACTTAAATGAACCGACTTGACATAATATAATGTAGTTGTGAAAGGTGTCATTAGTCATCTAACACAAATTCTCTTATACACAACTCGGCAAAAAGCACGGTGAAGACGACCGTGCTTTTTGTTGTATGTAGCATTGTAAATACAGGGGCCCGTATTTATGATGTAGGCGATCGCGTAAGCTAAGGAGAGACAATATGTAAAAATGAAATTTACCGCACAATGAAACCAGGGCGAGCCGAATTTGTCCACAGAATAATACTAAGCTTATACATTATGAGCTTGCCCTGTATCGTTGTACGCTGACATCTGATGACTAGAACTATGAGTCCTCCGATAACTATATAGCCTAACAACAACCAACTAGTCATCGGATTTGAGCGTACAAACGTATTAAAGGTGAGAAGGTATGAGCACAGAAGTCAAATGTATTAAACGTAAATGCCTGAATAACAAAAACGGCGTTTGCACAGCACAACTAATTGAATACGACGGCCTGTGTCAAACGTATATCACACATGACCACGCACACAAAAGTAATTGCGGATTATGCACTCGTTCGCACGGCCGATTTAAGAGAAACAGCCGTGATGTATTAAGATAGCCAGGAGGTGAGATAGTGGCTGAGTTAAAGAACAAGAAGCATGAAAAATTTTGTCATGAGTACATCAAGGATATGAACGCTACACAGGCTGCTATCAGAACTGGCTACTCGAATAAAACAGCTAATAGAATAGCTAGTCAGTTATTGTCAAAACTTGACATTAAAACAAGGGTTAAAGAGCTCCGCGACTCCTACTTCAACGAAAACATCATGACGGCTCAGCAGGTCGAGTATGAGTTAACAAGAATTGCCCTGGGGCTCTCAAATGAAAAGCAAGTGGTTATCGAGGGCACAGGAGAAGGGTGTTCCGAAGCGCGAATTATCGATAAACCGCCGGACGAGAAATCTAGGTTGAAAGCCCTGGAGCTTATGGCTAAACGCCATAGAATACTTAGCGGTGATACGACTATCGATATTAAGCCTGTACTTATCGTAGGTGGTGACGATATTGCAGACTAATAGAGTGTACTTGCCTGATATCGTAGGCAAGGGATACGGTGCTTTTTGGCGGTTTAAAGGCCGTTATAAAGTAGTCAAGGGCAGTCGTGCCAGTAAGAAGTCTTCTACACAGTCTCTAAAAGTTATTATGGAGATAATGGAGAACCCTTGTATAAACTGGCTAGTCGTTCGTAAGACAGAACGGACTTTGCGTGACAGTTGTTTCGCGCAACTCAAATGGGCTATGCGCCAGTTGAAGGTGGAGCGGTACTTCAAATGTTCCGTATCGCCACTTGAAATAACGTACATTCCGACCGGTCAGAAAATCCTATTTCGTGGTCTCGATGATCCTTTAAAGGTTACATCTATTACCGTTGAGGTCGGCGCACTGTGTAGGCTATGGATTGAAGAAGCTTACGAGATTATGAGTGAAGATGCCTTCAACAGACTGGATGAATCTATTCGTGGCCAGTTGCCTGAAGGTTTGTATCACCAGGTAGTCTTAACTTTTAACCCGTGGTCAGATAGACACTGGTTAAAGAAACGTTTCTTTGATGAGCCTAGTGAAAACGTGCTAGCCATGACTACGAATTACCTGTGTAACGAGTTCCTGAGTGACTCCGACTTAGTACTTTTCGAAGAAATGAAAAAGAACCCTAAGCGGTACCAAGTAGCAGGATTAGGTAATTGGGGCGTTGTTGAAGGACTGGTTTACGAAAACTGGAAAGAACAAGAATTTAGTGTTGATTATATTAGAGGTCAAACCGGTATCAAGTCCGCGTTTGGCCTTGATTTTGGTTATACGGTAGACCCTACAGCGCTAGTGTGCATGCTAGTTGATGTGGAGTATAAGAAAATCTACATATTCGATGAGCTGTACGAAACAGGGCTTACGAATCAACAATTAGCATCTCGTATCAAGGATATGGGGTATGCGAAAGAGAAGATTCGAGCCGATAGTGCCGAGCCTAAATCCATTGAGGAATTGTACCAGGCAGGGCTAAAAGGGATAACCAGGGCTCGCAAGGGCAAGGACAGCATATTAAATGGTATTCAGCGGATACAAGACTACGAATTAATTGTTCATCCAAGATGCGTTAATGTGCTGCGCGAGTTATCTACGTACCAATGGGCGAAGGATCGCTTTGAGAAATACACAGGGAAACCTGAAGACGAAAATAACCATGCTATGGATGCTATGCGGTATGGTTTGGAAGATATTAATGTAGAAAGGTGGTCGTTTGATTGATATTATCTCAGCTGTGGGACCGCATCATAAAAGGTTCAGCGACTATGTCGGAACGCGAGTTCCTACAAGCACAACTGCGTAATTTTCTAGGTAGCGAACAACGTAAAACGATGTGTACTGCTATCGATTATTATGATGGTAAACATGACATTTTGAATAAGCAACGATACGTTATTGGCGAGGGTAATACGCGAATAGCGTTACAGGGCGTTCCTAATAATCAGATTGTGGATAACCGATTTGATGATTTAGTAGACCAAAAGGTTAACTATTTATTGTCTAAGCCGTTGGATATTAACGCCGATGATGACGAGCTCGATAAGATGTTCGGTATTCAGTTCCAAAAACTGCTAAAGTCTGTAGGCAAGTTTGCAACGATGGCGGGTAAGGCGTATATTCACCCTTACATAGGTATCGATGGTACGCTAAAGTTTAAGATGATGAAACCGCATCAGGTTTTACCATTCTGGGCGGATGAGGAGCACACACAACTAGATGCGTTCTTATACTTGTACGATATTGAGTACTACACAGGCCTAGAAACTAAGACCATTCACAAAGTGGAATACTACACACCGGAGGGTATTCAGTATTACATATGGGATACGGAACGTTTACTCCCTGATCCGGATAAAGAAAATACTGCCAATTTTGCTATTGCTGATAAACCGTATAACTGGGAACGTATTCCCCTCATTATGTTCCGTGCAAATGAATTTGAGCAACCGCTTATCGATAAGGTTAAATCTCTGCAAGATGCGCTTAACCGATTACTATCTAACTTCCAAGATAATATGGAAGAGGATATCCGCAGCACAATTCTGATTTTGCAAAACTATGACGGCGAAAATCTCGCTGAGTTTCGCCAAAATCTTGCTTCGTATGGGGCAATCAAAGTTCGTACAGTAGATGGTGTCAACGGGGACGTTAAGGCCTTAAAAATAGAGGTGAATAGCGACAATTACCAATTACTGATTAACATTTTGCGTAAAGCTATTATCGAGAACGGCCGGGGCTTTGATGCTAAGGACGATCGTATGGCTAACAATCCTAATCAGATGAACATTATGTCCATGTACTCTGATATTGATTTAGATGCTAATGAAATGGAGCTAGAGTTTAAATCTAGCTTGCATGATTTAATGTGGTTCGTTAACACGTATCGTGGTTTAACAAATCAAAATGCAGCTGAAGAAGTGGACTTCATATTTAATCGGGACCTTCCTATCAATGAAGGTGATACGATTAACAACTGTAAAAATTCCGTTGGTATCATATCCAATGAAACCATTATCGCAAATCATCCGTGGACGACAGATGCTGCGGAAGAACTTGCTAAAGTAAAAAAGGAACAGTCCGAAGTAACAGCAGATTTTGTTGTACCGAACGGCGGTGAGGCAGATGGCGAATGATTACTGGGAGAAACGGTATGAGCGGTTACTAGATGAATCGTTTCAAAAAGCGAATCTCACTGATGCGGAAATCAAAGCTAATTACGCCAGGGCGTTACGCAGGATAGAAAAGGCTATCAACGATTGGTATCGTAGGTTTGCTACAGAAAACGGACTTCAACTAGCCGAAGCAAGGAAACTACTGAACGCCTATGAAATGAAAGCCTTTAAAATGGATTTGGCTGAGTTTAAGGCAGAAGCTAAGAAACTCGGCGTATCCGAAGAACATCAACAAATGCTATCAAATGCATCCATTCGCGAGCGGTTAAGCCGTGAACAGATGCTGTATATCAACGTGGTTCACGAGCTCGAAATACTGGCTCAAAAGCAGAGTATTTCACTTAACGACCTATTGAAAGATGTGTATCAGTCCTCCGCGTATAAGTCCGCATATACAGTGCAGACACAACGCGGAGAATACTCACCTATTAATACGATTGATAGTAAGCGTGTTGATAGCGTGGTTCACAGTCAATGGGCTAGCGATGGCAAGGACTTCAGTAGTAGGATTTGGGGCGATACAAGTAAGCTAGTAGCTAACTTACAGAATGATTTCACCCAAGCCCTCATTATTGGGCAAGGGGCGGATACGATGGCAGATAATCTGTATAAGCGGATGAAAACGTCATACAGTAACGCTAAACGATTAATCGAAACAGAGACAGCACGGGTTCACGAACAAGGGTTTCTTGATAGTATGAAAGACCTAGATGTCGAGGAGTTAGAGATACTGGCTACACTAGATAGTCATACTTCTTCCATCTGCAGACACATGGATCGTAAACGTGTCAGAGTCGTAGATGCTAAACCAGGCGTAACCGTTCCGCCGTTTCATTGCTATTGCCGGTCTACTACAATCCCATATATCCCTGAACTCGATGGAACTCGAACAGGTAGAAATCAGAATGACAAAAGTACTGATTTTGACGGAGCGATTACCTACGAGGAATGGGAAAAAGAATATATCAATTAGCAGCGGAAACGCTGCTTTTTTATTGCCATTTTAGTATTGTTGGGCGATAACTAACAAGACCGTAGCCGTGAGGTGTGGCTCACGAAAATAAAGCGAAATGGGTATTTTTTAAGGAGGTCACTATGACTAAGGAAGAATTGTTAGCACTAGGATTAACTGAAGAACAGACTGCTAAGGTCGTTGAAGACTATGGCAAGAATTATGTGTCTAAGGATCAATTCAATGCTAAGAACGAGGAACTCAAATCCGTAAAAGGGGAACTCACGACCCTTAACAGCGAGATTGATAACCTCAAAAAATCTAATGCAGATAATGCGGAGCTTGCGAAACAAATTGAAACGATGAAAGAGGATGCAAAAACTCGTAAAGCTGAATACGAGGGCAAAATCGCACAACTTGAAATCGATAATATTGTGAACGTAGCATTGTCCAACGCAAAAGCTAAAAACAACGTTGCAGTCCGTGCGCTATTGGATTTAACCGATGCAAAAGTGAAGGACGGCAAAATCAAAGGGTTAGATGAACAACTTGCTGAAGTTGCCAAAGCTAATCCTTATTTATTTGGGGAAGCGTCCGCCCCTAAAGGTGTAGCGCCTGGTAACCCTGGCGGTAAAGCACCAAGTGGCGCAGTAACTAAAGAAGACTTCGCTAAAATGACGTACTCTCAACGGGCGGAGTTATTCGCAAACGATGTTGAACTTTACCATTCATTAACAGGAGGAAACGCTAATGAATAAACAATTCTCTTTTAATTTACAAACATTCGCAGCAGGTCCTACGCAAGTTGCTAATGTAGTTAACCCTCAAGTAATGGCGGACATGGTATCCGCAGGCTTGCCAAAAGCTATTAAATTTACTCCAATCGCTAAAATCGATAACACATTGGCAGGCGTACCTGGTAACGAAATCACTATCCCAGCATGGGGCTACATTGGTGATGCGGAAGACATTGCAGAAGGCGTAGAAGTACTTGCAACTCAAATGTCCACATCCGTCGCTAAAGCTAAGATTAAAAAAGCAATGAAACGTGTTGATATCACAGACGAAGCTAAACTATCCGGTTATGGCGACCCAGTAGGCGAAGCTACTCATCAATTACGTTTGTCCTTGGCATCTAAAATCGACCAAGACGTAGTAACAGCTCTTGGTGGTGCTACTCTTACTGTAACTGATACTAAAGTTATTTCTTATGAAGGTGTAGTCAACGCAGTAGATAAATTGAACGAAGAAGACTACGTTGAAAAATATTTGTTCGTAGCACCTTCCCAAATCACCGCACTTCGTAAAGACGCTAACTTCATTGATAAAACAAAATACGGTAACGACGTTATGATGACAGGCGAAATCGGTATGATTGCGGGCTGTCGTGTTGTAACATCTCGCCGCATCAATGACACAGGTGCAACTGTTGATAACTTCATCGTTGGTGTAACTGCAGAAGTGGAAGACGGTACTCCTGTATTACCAGCTGTAACAATTTACATTAAACGTGACGTTATGATTGAAGCTGATCGTGTTCCTGAAAAAGGTTTGGACAAAATCGTTGCTAACGAACACTACACTGTTGCATTGACTAACCAATCCAAAGTTGTAAAAGCTACATTCAAAAAATAGTAGGTGAATAGTATGACCACGAAAGAGACAGTTTTACAAATTCTTGAATCGTGGCTTGGGTATGATGCAATTTCTGATATAAATATCATTGAGTATATGATTGATGCGGAAACACAACATATCCTCAATGATATCAATCAGAAAGAACTACCTAGCGAATTACAGCACGTTCTCGTATATCGTGTAATTGGCAGCTATATCACCACAAACAAAAATAAATTGATTGAAGCTGACGGAGAAATGGCGAGCTCCATTAAAATGGGCGATACTGAAGTTCAGTTTAAAGGACCTGACAAGGCATCTCGTCTCCAAGAATTGGCCACCGCTTTGAGTGGATATGGAAGGGGTGACCTAGCATGCTTCCGACGGCTAAGATGGTAGATGCTGCTAGAAAGCAGTTAGAACGATTATACGATTGTGCGTGTTATGTTATCTCCGAAGTGGATGCAATGGACCCCGATACTGGAATTATGAGTAAAACTGCCAGTAGAGAGGGTCCTTTTGCTTGTAGAATTAGCTATAAAACTCTCTCTACAGGTCAAACCGCTGAGATTGCGAAATTTAGTACCACCGCGGTACTTTTCACCGCTCCGTATGTAATCATACCTAAAGGGGCTCGAATCGAGCTTATAGGGCGAAATACGAAGCAACTTTTTCGCAGTGCCTCGATTCCGGCACGATATGATACCCATCAAGAGGTGCAACTCGAAAATTTAGAGGTGCATTGACATGGGTGTTGAATTTGATATGGACGAATTTGCTGAATTTAATCGTAACTTGGTTAAACTGAGTCAGTCGGGCAGCCTTCAGAATTTCAACAAGCAAGTTGTGAAGGAAATGGCCAGCGTGTATGTGCGTGAAGCTAAATTGAACACGCCGGTCGGAAAACGATCGGTTAAATTTATGCAAAATGGCAAAGTACAAACAAAGTATTTTGATAGCGAGCATACCCGCCAATCGTGGAGTGTTGGTAGATATCAACTGAACGAAAAAACCGGACGGATTAGGGTGTTTAACACATCCTCTTACGCCTCGTTCCTTAATGATGGCCATCGGCAAGAAGTTGGGAGATTTCTTCCGTGGATAGGCCAATCTAAAGGCGGAGTTATGCAAGGCGGTAGACTGAAAAAGCCTTGGGTAGACGGTGCGTATATGCACGAGAAAGCTGAAAAGGCACTCAGTAAAAACGCTAAACGTATTATGGAAATTACATTAAAGAAATGGATTGAAAAGCATGGTGGATTCTGATGTATTAACAGCTGTATCTAAAGCCGTACATACGGCACTTAAGGTGCCTATATACCTAGAATTCAAAGAAAACAATATGACATTCCCTTGCGCATATATCAAGGTGATTGAGCCTAGTATGGGCAGACATGTCGGTGATCTTTACAATACTTCTTTGGATTTAGACATCATGTATTACGCCAATAATCTTGATGTGGTTACTGATACGCGAAAACTCATTGATATTCCTAGTGTGCTGTACCTACTGCTTGAATTTGTACAAGTTGGGGAACGTACAATTATGGGCACAGGTATGAAGTACAAGATTTCAGATGGCGTGCTGCACTTCTTCGTAACGTATGAGAACATACTGCGGAAAGTGGCCAAACCTATCGAACGTATGAAGCACATGGAATTAACAGAAAGGGTAAAAGATGGCAGATGAAAAACAAGCAGTCGAGGTAACGACTGAACAACAATTTGATGCTTACGCTATCATTGCATCTGACAAATACAGACGGTATCGTGATTTACTCACTTGCCTTCTTAATGAAGATGAAATGTATACGGAAAGCGACATTGATAAGATTTTAAATCAGGCATTAACAACGCCTGTGAAAGGTTAGTGAAATATGGCATTAGGTGGTGGCACATTCTTATTCCACAATAAAGTATTGCCAGGTACTTATATTAACTTCGTATCCAAAGACCGAGCATATGCAGAAGTATCTGACCGTGGCTTTGGTGCGATGATGCTCTCCTTTGATTGGGGCCCAAGTGGTGAAGTGTTCCGTGTAGATAACGACACATTCCAAAAGGATTGTCAAAAATACTTTGGTTATGACTACGGCCATGACAAAATGAAGGGCTTACGTGATTTGTTCCGTGGCTTGAAAACTGGTTACTTCTACCGCTTAAACTCTGACGGTGCGCAAGCTACAAGCACAATCGGTAAAGCAAAATACAAGGGTATTCGTGGTAACGATTTGGGTGTATCTGTTCAAGCTGATCCAGATAACACTGGTAAATTTATCGTAACTACTTACCTCACTACAGGTGATGTTCGTAAAGCAGTAGATATTCAAAAGAACTTGAAGGATGCGACAGAATTACAAGATAACGATTACATCGTATTCACTAAAACTGGCGCATTAACTGCTACAGCTTATACTGCATTATCCGGCGGTACTAACGGCTCTACAATCACTGTTAAGAACTACCAAGACGGTCTTGATATGATTGAGCCTTACTACTTCAATATATTGGGTTACGCAGGTGCGGACGACACAATTAAAAACTTGCTTATTGCATTTACTAAACGTTGCCGTGAGCAAAGTGGCGCTAAATTCCAATTAGTGATTCATGGTAAGACTAAAGTCAACTATGATGGTGTTATCTCTATCCTTAATGATGTAACAGACGAAGGTGCTGAAAAAGGCTCTTTAGCGTACTGGACTGTAGGTCGAGAAGCTTCTTGTAATATCAATGAAACAGTAGGCAACATGGTCTACGATGGCGAATACACGGTAAACGTTAAGTACAAACAGTTCGAGATTGAACAAGCTATCAAGGATGGTATGTTTATGTTCCACAATGTTACTGACTCCGTTGGCGGTAATATTCAAGGTGACGTACGTGTATTGAAAGATATCAACACATTTACTGAATTCAGTAAAGCTAAAAACCGCGACTTCTCTCTTAACCAAGTCATTCGTGTATTGGATAACTGGGCAGTTGACAGCGCTAGATTGTTTAATAAAACACATCTTGATAAATCCCCTAATGACCAAGCTGGTCGTGAGTCCTTATGGGGCGACCTTGTATACCTTGCTGAGCAATATCAAAAGGTACGTGCTATCCAAAACTTCGATGATAAGGATATCCCAGTACCTACGCAAGGCGATAACAAGGAAGATGTATTGGTTAACGTACAATTACAGCCAACTGTGGCTATGGAAAAATTGTACATGACTGTTGTAGTAGCCTAGGAGGATAACGCATGGAAAATGAAATTTTAGATGCATTGAAAACGATGGATGCAGCTGACGTTGTTTCTTCTAAATTAGCGTCTTGCTATATCGTAGAAAACGGGAACAGATACTTACTGTTTCAAGCTAAGAAACTTAGCGCAAAAATTAAAAAGAATAAAGAAAAAGTGGCTATTTTGGGCCGTATTGGCGCGGGTAATAAGTCTACCTCCGTAGAATACAGCGGTAGCTTAACAATTTACCACAACACAGCTTTATTCGATAAGATGGTTGAAAAATACCTGAAAACGGGTGTGGATACATACTTTGACATGCAAGTAGTTAACAACGATCCAACTTCTAAAGCCGGTCGCCGTTCTGTAATTCTAAAAGGTGTGAACCTTGATGAATTAACAGCAGCGGAATTCGATGCTGAAGGTAAATATATCGAACAAGAACACAACTTCACATATGAAGGTGTTAAATACGTTCAACACTTTAATGAATTAGACGGGATGCAAGCCTAGTGCTTGCTCCCTTTTTTTAGGAGGTTTTTATAATGGCTGAAAATTTAAGCGCATTCCTTAAACAAAACGTTGATGTAGTCAATGAAACAGAATATGTAGCATCTAAACGTATCAAAGTGAATGGCGAGCCTGTTGCGTGGAAAATCAAAACATTGGCAACAGATGAAACTGAAAAAATGCGTAAGAAATACACTAAACGCATTACTGACCGCATCACTCGTCAATCTGAAGAACGCTTTGATGCGACTGCATACAACGAAGATGTGCTATCTAAGGCAATCACTTATCCTAATCTTTATGATGCGGAACTACAAGATAGCTGGGGCGTTACTGAACCGGTTGAGCTTGTAAAAGCAATGCTCACACCAGGTGAATACGCTGACCTTTTAGCAGCAGTAACAGAAGCCCAAGGCTATGATGTAGGCATGGAAGATAAGGTAAAAGAAGTAAAAAACTCCTAGAATCCAATGAAACAGAAACGATGTTCGCATATTTGGCATTTGTTAAATACCATATGCGACCTTCTGTTTTTGCGGATATGGACATGAATGAAAAGGCTGTAGTAATTGCCTTTATTCAGCAACATGCTAAAGACGAGCAAGATGAAATGAATAAGGCAAAAAGGGGGTAATGAATGGCTACACTTTCTAACTATATAAGCCTCTCTACTAATATTCCTAATGCTATGAACGCAGCCGCAAATGCAACAACTAAAGCCTATCAATCTATGAACACGCTACATAATAAGATGACTGGCGTATCGAATGCTAGTGAAACACTAAAAGCTAGCATGGGTGGAATCATGAACAGCTTTGCCGGTAACCTGCTGGCTAGTACGGTAATGAACGGTATTGGCGCTATAAAAGGTGCTATCGAATCGATTCAAGATACTGCTACAGAATGGGCGCAGGTGCAAGCTCGCCTTAAATTGGTAGCCGGAAGCCAGGAAAATGCTATTTACCTAAATAAGCAGATATTTGAATCCGCACAGCGTGCAAGAGGCGGGTACTTAGAAATGGCTGACGCTGTAATCCAGGTATCTCAATCCGCGCATGATGCGTTCCCGGACCCAAGAAAAGCTGTAGAATTCATGGAAGGTATTCAAAAAGTATTCGCCATCGGTGGTGCATCGAAAGAAGCACAAAAGAACGCTATGCTTCAGTTAACGCAAGGTTTAGCGAGCGGACAATTACAAGGTGACGAATTCCGTTCCATTGCTGAAAACGCGCCTATGATTGAAAACATCATTGCTAAATCAATGGGCGTATCCCGTGGCGAACTTAAGAAGCTAGCTTCAGAAGGCAAGATTACCGCTGAAGTCATTAAAAACGCTATTATGAATAACTTGCCTGAGATTGAAAAGCAGTTTGAGTCACTTCCTAAAACTTGGGGCGATCATATGCAGTCGATTAAGAATAAAGCTATTCGGGCGTTTGAGCCTGTGTTCCAACGAATATCCGACCTTGCTAATAGTGAGGGGGTCCGTGAGTTAGTTGACAACGTAACAGGAGCTATCCAAACAGTAGCACCGGTATTCTATTGGCTCGTAGGTGTTATCGGTGAAACGATTAATACTGCAGTATGGGCGTTTAACACGCTATCTAACTTTGTTAGACAGCACTCGTCTATCATGTATACGGCTATGATAATATTGGGTGGCGTTATGGCGTTTTATGCAATTCAGGCCGGTATAGCAGCCGGAAGAACGATTCTCGCTGCAGGCGCTATGGCGATTAAAACCATAGCAGACTGGGCTGAAACTGCTGCTCTATTAGCAATGATTGTAGCTCAAGAAGGATTGAACGCCGCATTATACGCGTGTCCGTTAACATGGGTAATCGGCTTGATTGTTGCAGTTATAGTCATAATCTACTTAGCAGTAGAAGCTATTAACTATTTCTGTGATGCGAATATTAGCGTACTAGGAATTGTAGTTGGTGCTTTTTGGGCGTTCGGTTCCGCTATTTTCAATGTGTTCGCATTGGGATGGAACATTATCGCAGCATTTGTTAATTTCTTGGCCAACGTATTTAAAGACCCACTACATGCAGTCGCTAACTTGTTTATCGATATATGGAATGGTATTTGGCAATTCGTGAAAGCTAGAATTAACGATATTATCGATGCGATTAATAAAATCCCAGGTGTAAATATCGATAAAGTAGGCGGGTCTACTGGTGTACTGGAACGGTTCGAGATTGCCGGCGGTGAAACCACTGTCATGGGTAAGATGGATTATTCTAGTGTTACAGGGGCTTTCGGGGAAGGCTATAACATTGGGGCTAACCTTAGTCTTGGTGATTTAATGCCTAACATGCCTGGTGTTAAAACTCCTCAAGAGTTTGACGCTAGCAAAATTACTCCAGGTGCTGCCCATGATGCTGCCGATAAGACTAAGAAAAACACAGGTAAGACTGCTAAAAACACAGGCAAGATTGCCAAGTCTATCGACATGACAAATGAGGAAATCAAGGCACTCCGTGAAAGCGCTATCGATAAGTCCTTGAAGAAATGGCAAGATGCCAATGTAATTCACATCCAAATGAATAACGATGTGGAAATCAATAACGGCACTGACCTAGATGGCTTTACAAGTCAAATCTCGAAAGGCTTGAAAGATGCATTTGCAATTCAAAGGGAGGGAATCTAAATGTATTACTTCTATATGGGGACGATGCAGATACCGATTCCCCCTAAAGAATTAACCACTACTATCAATGGCAAGAACGAAACAATGGAGCTATTGGGGAAAGGCGAAGTTAACGTTATTAAACCCGCTGGGCTTACTGACATTGCTTTTAAATTCTTGTTGCCTAACTCCGATTATCCATTTAATGAGTCCATGGTCTTTAAGTCTAAGAAGGCTAAGTACTACATTGATGAACTCGAAAAGCTTAAAACTACAAAGACGATCTTCCAATTTATCGTAGTTAGAATGAAACCAGGCGGACAGATGCTAGCCATGACTAACATGAAGTGTACGCTCGAAAACTACGTCATAGAAGAAGATGCAGATAATGGCTTTGACTCGTATGCTAACGTAACGTTGAAACAGTGGAAAGATTGGGGCGCTAAACGGATTGAAGTAAAAACCGATAAAGACGGTACTGCAAAAGGTAGCGTTAAGTCGGACAGACCAACGGACGGCAAGGTGGCAGCATCTACTGCTAAAGTATCCAAAGGACAGACTTTACAACAAATCGTTAAGAAGCAACTAGGCAATACGGATAACCTATTCCAAATTGCTGCCCTTAACAAAATCGCTGTGCCCGCTATCTTGGGAGTTGGCCAAGTAGTCCAGCTTAAACGTGAGGGTAATAACGAATGGCTATAGATGAAAAGAAAACAGTCGAAAAATCTCAAATCAATGGCACTATCATTCCGTTACCCATGCCTACTCAACTTCACTATGAGTTGACCATCAGAAATAAAAGCACTGGTGATTTGTGGCTTATAGAACCTGAAGACGGTGTACAAATTACGAGAGCAGTTGATTGCGTTCCAAGTAAGATGACTTTCAAAGTGCCTAAAGACCCTAACCTCAGTTTTGAAGAAGGTGATACCGTCAAGTTCACTTTAAACGGAGGGGCGGTATTCTTTGGGTACGTCTTTGAGAAACAACGAGACGGCAAGAATTCTATTTCGGTTACTTGTTATGATCAGATACGTTATCTCAAGAACAAAGACTGTTATGTTATCGGGGCTATGACGGCGACAGAGTTCATCAAAATGGTAGCCGATGACTTTGGTTTGAAATGTGGTTATATGGACGACACCGTGTGGAAAACTCCGGAGAAACCGCAAACCATATTTAAGGATAAGTCGTTGCAAGAAATGATATGCCAGCTACTCGATAAAACGGCTATATACACCCCGAATCATGCGTTCTATCACTTGTACGATGATGCGGGCGAGTTACGGCTAGCATCATTTGAGACTATGAAGACAGATATTTACATTGATGATGAGTGCATGGAAGATGTGCAATACACAACTTCCATAGACAAGGAAACATACAACTATGTTAAAATCGTCCGCACAGTTCCAAACGGCGCATCAAGTAAGTTGGAGAACACTTTTATAGCTAAAGACGATAAGAACATCGAGAAATGGGGCAGATTACAGTATCTGCTCATTCCTAAAGAGAAGGACGTCAACGCAGTAGCGCAAGCCAAGGCAATCATGGCTCACAAAAACAAGAAAAGCCGTGAAATCAAACTCAAAAATGTCATTGGCGATGTGCGTGTGCGTGGTGGCTCGTTGGTGTACATCAATCGAAACTTTGGCGATATGATTGTTAATAACTATATGATGGTGACATCTGTTACCCATACATTTAAAACAGGATTTCATGGAATGGATTTAGATTTACGATACGTTGATAATGACGCAGCTTATGAAGTTGCAAAAGACGAAGATGCGGAAGCGGTTAAGAAGATTGAAGCTGCTAAGAAAACCAAAGGTACTGCAGTCACTACTGGGGCAGGCGGTACAGCAGGGCAAGTCGATACAGCATTCAGCTCTAACGACGGCCGAGTATCTCAATACGGCAGTCAAGGCTGTGCTGACACAGTATGCGCTACTGGGTCTTGGTACAATTCTGATTTGAAAGATGAGTACAATAAAGGCACGGCAAGAGTTGATACGCTTCGCCAAAATCTCGAGGCTAAAGGTTATACAACGGAACAATTCAACGGATACGCTAATAAAGGCGATTTGTTGATTTATGGTGATGATGAACACGTTGTTATTGCAGATGGTGCGGGCGGATGCTTCGGTAATTCTTCTAAACGTGGCTATGCTATGAAATATGGTAACGCAAATTATGCGTGGCACAATGACGAAGCGCCGACTAAGATTATTAGAATGGGGGCTAAATAATGGATAGCGAGTACATGAAAATCGTTAACACGATTAAAGAAATAGCGAGCACCGTTATATCGAATGGCGAACCTATGGAAGTAGTCGTTGGCGAAGTTGTCAGTGTATCACCGCTTGCTATTAAGATTGACCCTAAATTAACTGTGCCTGAAGAGAATATTATTCTTACTAAAAACACCTGTGAATGGACTATGGAGATGAGCGTTGATCATGTTACAGAAAACAGAGCAGGTGGCGGAGGTATGGCTGAATATGCAAGCCATAACCATGAGTACAAAGGGCGTAAGAAGTATCTCGTTCATAACCAATTAGTCATGGGCGACAAAGTCATTATGCTGAAGGAAACTGGCGGACAGCGTTACATAGCATTAGACCGTTGGTATAACCCGAACAGGGGGTGCACGACTAAGTAATGGCAGATAATTTACTATTACCTAAACAAAATAACGATGCGCTTATTCCTGACACAGTGAATTACATTGAACCGTCGCATACGTATGATGTTGATTTTAGAGCGGATAGCCAAATTAGGGGCTATGCAGATAAGTTGCGAGCTATGGAGCAAGCGATTTATAAAATCATCAACACGGAGCGATACCAATATATCATCTACAGTTGGAATTACGGCATCGAACTACAAGACTTATTCGGGCAGCCAATTCCGTATGTGTACGCTGAGTTACAGCGACGCATAGAAGAGGCATTACTGAATGACGATAGAATCACTAAAGTATACAACTTTGACTTTAGCCACGAAGGTGGTGACGTCATGGTTGAGTTTGATGTAGATACCATCTATGGTACGCTACAAAAAATCAAGAAAGGGGTGAAAGGTATTGTATGAGCATATGACGGCCAATCGAATTGAAAAACGAATGCTCGATAGAGTTAAAGATGAATTCGATCGGCGCGAAGGTAGTGTTATATACGATGCTACAGCTCCAGCAAGTGTAGAGTTTGCTGAACTCTACATCCTAGCAGATGTTATTTTAAAACAAGCGTTTGCAACTACGGCAGACCGTGAGTTCTTAATACTTCGGGCAGCAGAGTTTAATATTTACCCGGAACCGGCCACGCAAGGCGAATTTGAAGCCCAGTTTAATATGGAAGTACCGATTGGTTCCCGATTTAACTACAATGAATACAACTTTGTTGTAACAGAACTAATCGATGATACAGAACATAAGTATAAACTCAAATGCGAACAGTACGGACGCACTCCTAATGCGACTACAGGTGATATCACGCCAATACAAGGTATTAATGGCCTTACCTCTGCTAAGATATTGAAAAATATCACGCCGGGTGAAGATGAAGAAGACACGGAAGTATTTAGAAAACGATACTTTGATGCTTTGAAATCAAAAGCTTATGGTGGCAATGGTGCTGATTACAAGGAAAAGGTATTAGCTATCCCTGGTGTAGGTGGTGTTAAAGTATACCGCTGTTGGAATGGTGGCGGTACAGTTAAGTTAGTCGTCTTAAATAGCGACTACAAACCGGCGGCAGATGAACTGATTAAGGAAGTAGAAAACGTTATAGACCCTGCACCGAAAGGCAAAGGCTATGGACTTGCTCCTATTGGTCATACTGTAACTATCGAAAAGGCTGAACCTGTAACTGTCAACTACCGAATTGAAGTAACTATGATGAGCGGGCATAACGTTAACGAAATTCAAACTCTTGCTGAAAACGCTATCAAGCAACGATTACTTATTCGTGCTAAAGAATGGTGTAATCAAGACGAGAAGGATCATGTTATTCTTCGGTCTAGCCTGGTAACAGCTTTGATGGTTGAACTTCCTAACGTTCTTGATGTGGGTAGAATTACCGTAAACGGTGCCGCGATATCAAAACTTGAATTAAAGGATAATCAAATCCCAGTATTAGGGACGATTACTTTGGTGGCAGTATGATTACAGATTTCGGTATTTTTAAGAGAGATATTGATGTCTCACAATTCGCCGTTCCGTTAACTCGTGATTCTCGAGATATTCAAGAAGTGTATCGAGTGGAATCGGCTGAATTACAACTACTATGGGATATCATGTTAGATATCTTTAAGGAAGAATACATTTATACCGCATCAGATTACGGGCTCGAAGCCTGGGAACAAATATTAGGCATCAATCCTCCGGATTTGACAGACACAGAAGGGCGCAGAAGTGAAATACTATCGGTATTAATCGGTCAGCGTCCTTTTACTATGCCTAAAGTACAAGAAATGCTTAATTTTAAATTCGGTAATCACGTAGTAGAACACTCTGTTGTATCTGATAGGTATGAGTACTGGCTAGACGTAGTAGATGGGTTTGAAACACAACTCAACAATATTATTGATTATGTCGAGCCTTTAATTCCTAAGAACTTAATCATCAAAACTAAAAGTACTACAAACCTTAACGGCGAAATATATATCGGTGCTATCTCCGATGTATATGAATCCTTCCATGTTGGGGCGGCATTAGATAAGTTTGACTTCAAAGTAGGCTCTGACATTAATATAGGCATGAGCTTCGACGTATTAGAAACAATTAAAGTATAAGGAGAACACATGGCTTCAATTTATCCAAATACACGATTAACCAATTATGGCCGTGAGTTAATCGCAAGATCGCAAGCAACTGGTAAGAAGTTGCAGTATATTAAATTAGTTACTGGGGACGGTCAGCTCGATAATCAAAATATCGATACTATGACCTCTGTAATAGCTCCAAAATTGGAGTGCCCGTTTACCTCTAATGGTGAATTCGTAGGAGACGGTCAATTTAGAATTGAATTTGCAGTAGGCAATAGTACGGTAACTAATGGATTCTTTGCTAGGGAATTAGGTGTATATGCTAATTTAGAAGGGGAATCTGATTCCGCTGCTAGATTAATTGCATATAGTAATGGCGGTAACTACGCATCCTATATTCCGTCTAAGGAGACACCGATTAATTCTAAAGTATTCTCCTTAGATGTTGTAATTGGTAATTCTACAAATGTAACCGTTAAGAAGATTGATGCGGCATATCTGACTAGAGGTGCATTAGAGGCCCATAGCCGTGATACAAGTGCGCACGCTCCTATCACAGACCAAATTAAAGCAATCCTCGGTAGTGCTAACTGGAAAGACTCTCCGGCAA